GTTCGCTTCAAAGACCTATACCTTGGTGGCGGTGTTTACTTGGGCGGCACAGGTTCGGCTAATCATCTGGATGACTATGAGGAGGGGACTTGGACGCCAAGTGCTATTGTTACTTATTCAAGTCCGACACTTTCTAACATATCTAGTACTGGCCTTTATGTAAAAATAGGAAAAGTAGTTTACTGTTGGTTCAAATGTAGGTTTTCTACTAATGGGGCAGGGAACATAGGGATGAGTGGACTTCCATTTGCCGGTAGCGGCGCATACAATGTTGGATCTTGTCGAGAAAATAATGCAACTGGAAATATGTATATACTAGAGGGGATCGGTGGCACAAGTGTAAATGTCTTTAGAAGGTACGACAATAATGGTTGTCACAATGGTACAAACGAGATGAACGGTGCGTTTATGTATGAAACAACCTGATTGAAGTAGTCGAAAAGAGTAAACCAAATAAACTTTATCTTTAATTTTAAAATCATATAAATAGTCATAGATATTTTTAACGGAGAATCTCTATGGCTAATCCTACATCACGTGCTACGCTCATAGAATATTGTAAACGAAGACTCGGTGATCCTGTGATCGAGATTAACGTAGATGAGGATCAGCTTGAAGATCGTGTTGACGAAGCGTTACAATATTATCAAGAGTATCATTCAGACGCAACAGTACGTACTTATTTAAAACATTTAGTAACTGCAGCTGATGTTACAAATGAATATATTACCCTTTCAAATGATATTATTTTCGTATCAAAACTATTTCCAATCTCTAGTTCCTTTAATACGTCATTTAATTTCTTTGATATTAAATATCAAATGATGTTAAATGATATTGCTGATCTACAGAATTTTGCTGGAGATCTTGCTTATTACGAGCAAATGCAGCAATATTTAGGTATGCTTGATATGAAATTAAATGGTACACCTCAAGTACAATTTTCTAGAAGGCAAAATCGTTTATATGTTTTTGGTGACTTTGCTGATAAAGATATTAAAGCTGGTGAATATATTATTGCTGAAGTATATCAAATTGTAGATCCAGATACACATACATCAGTATATAATGATATGTGGTTAAAAGAATATACAACAGCCTTAATTAAACAACAATGGGGTGCAAACCTAATTAAGTTTGAAGGTATGCAATTGCCAGGTGGTGTAGTATTAAACGGACGACAAATATATGATGATGCAACTAGTGAGATTGCACAGTTAAGAGAAAATATAAGACTAGAGCACGAACTTCCAGCAGATTTCTTTGTAGGTTAATATGGCCACTAATTTATATTTCAGTCAAAAGGTAAGATCAGAGCAAAATCTATATGAAGATATTATTATAGAATCTCTGAAAATGTACGGTCAAGATGTATATTACTTACCGCGTGACCTAGTTAATGAAGATACGATCTTTGGTGACGATATACCATCGTCATTTAATTCTTCACATAAAGTCGAAATGTATATTGAAAATATAGAAGGATTTGATGGAGAAGGAGATCTTTTTTCCAGATTTGGTGTAGAGATTCGTGACGAAGCAACATTTGTTGTATCACGTCGTAGATGGATTCAGCAAGTACAAAGAATGGATACAGAACTTACGAGCGTACGGCCGCGCGAGGGTGATTTAATTTATACGCCATTATCTAATTCTTTATTTCAAATTATGCACGTAGAACATGAACAACCTTTCTATCAGTTAAGTAATCTTCCAGTCTTTAAAATGCGTTGTCAGCTCTTTGAATATAATGATGAAGATCTTGATACAGGTGTTGAGGTTATCGATAAAATTGAAAGAGACTATGCCTATGCATATACTCTTACATTAAGTCAGCTATTAGATTCAGCACAAGGTTCAGCTTTTATCGACAGCGCTGGATTGGTTGCTGGAGTTACTATTACTGATTCCGGTGATGGTTATTATAAGCAACCAATTGCTACATTTACATCTGCAACTGGTACCGGCGCAACTGGAGTTGGATTAGTAGATAGTGATACTGGTAAAGTATCAAGTGTTAGAATTACAAATGGAGGTGCCGGATATGGTACACCACCATCGGTATCATTTACAAGACCTGATCCGGATGCATTCTCTATTGGTGAAACAGCAAGAATTAAACTTTCTAGTGCTACACTAACAGCAGAAGTTGCTGATTGGAATGATTCAGATAATAAGCTAAAACTTATCCATCTTGGTTCTAGTGACGGTAAATTCCATCAGATACCAACATCTAAGGGTGTTGTTGGATTAACAACTAATGCAGGTGGTGTTATTACTGTATCTGTAGAAGATAACCAAATATCTGAAAATGAACAGAATGAGTTCTTTAGTCCAAGTACTCTTAATTTCTTAGACTTTACTGAGAATAACCCATTTGGTGATCCGGAGAATAATTAATGTTTGGTAGTCATTTTTATCATCAGAAAGTTAGAAAGTGTGTATCAATCTTTGGTGCTCTTTTTAACAACATATATGTCATACGTAAAAATTCTTCTGGTGCATCAGTAAGTCAGATTAAAGTTCCTCTTTCATATGCTCCTAAGCAAAAATATTTAGAAAGAATTAGAGAAAATCCTGATTTAGATACAGATACAAAAGTGGCAATTAAGCTTCCACGTATGTCATTTGAAATTACTTCTTTTACATATGATACACAAAGGCAGCTAACAAAGGTAAGTAATTTTAATACTGTAGGAACGTCGAATACAAATAGACAAAAGTTTTATTCTCCTGTACCTTATAATATTAACTTTCAATTAAATATATACGCAAAGAGTCAGGACGATGCACTTCAGATTGTTGAACAGATTCTTCCTACATTTAATCCACAGTATTCACTTACAATTAAACCCTTTGCTACTGAATATCCAGATTTCAAAGAAGATATACCAATTATAATTCAGAGTGTTTCTTTCTCCGATGATTTTGAAGGAGCAATGGAACAAAGACGTACTATTGTTTATACTCTAGATTTCGAAATGAAAGTTAGTTTCTACGGTGCTATAAATACTGGTGAAATTATTAGAAACTCTATTGTTGATCTTTACTTACAGAATGTAGGATTATCAGACTCTGACGTTGCGAATGAAAGGATTAATACTGTTCCTGACCCACTGAGTACTATTGGCTTAGCAGATAGTGACTATGGGTTTACTACAACTATTACGAGCTTGACTTAATTATGGCTGATGAAAAAAATAATTTAAAGAATGATTATGACTATTCTCGAGAAACATATTACGAATTAATTGAAAAAGGTAAAGATGCTTTAGAGAATATGATTGAGGTCGCCCGCGAGAGCGAGCACCCGCGAGCGTACGAAGTATTATCAGGTATGATTAAAAATGTATCTGATGTAAATGATAGATTGATGGATTTGAATAAGAAGCAGAAAGAAATTAATCGGGAAGAAGTAAAACAAGTTGGTAGTACTACTAATAATGTATTTCTCGGTTCTACATCTGATCTTCAAAAACTATTACAAAATGATAAAGAAATTATAGATGTTACACCAAAATGAGAATTACCTCGGTAATCCAAATGTAAAACGTGACGGTGTACTTCAAGAATGGTCTGAAGATCTAGTTAGAGAATATGCAAAATGCATGGGTGATCCTATATACTTTGCAGAAAAATACTGTAAAGTAATTTCTCTAGATGATGGATTAGTTCCATTTAAATTATATCCCTATCAAAAGAATATGTTTAGGCACTTTAATGAGCATCGGTTTAACATTGTATTGGCTTGCAGACAATCAGGAAAATCGATATCGGCCTGTGCGTACTTACTCTGGTTTTCATTATTCAATTCAGAAAAAACGGTGGCGGTTCTTGCGAATAAAGGGGCAACTGCTAGGGAAATGTTATCTCGTATTACGCTTATGCTGGAAAACATTCCGTTCTTTCTTCAACCGGGATGTAAAGCGCTTAATAAAGGATCAATTGAATTTAGCAATAACAGCCGTATCATTGCTTCTGCTACTAGTGGTAGCTCTATTCGCGGTCTTTCAGTAAACCTCCTATATCTAGACGAATTTGCCTTTGTAGAAAGAGCAGCAGAGTTTTATACGTCAACCTATCCTGTGGTATCTGCTGGTAAAGATACAAAGATTATTGTTACCTCTACTGCAAACGGTATTGGTAATACTTTCTATAAGATATGGGAAGGCGCAACTCAAGGTATAAACGAATTTAATCCATTTAGGGTTGATTGGTGGGATGTACCAGGGCGTGACGAAGAATGGAAGAAACAAACAGTAGCAAATACTTCTCAATTACAATTTGATCAAGAATTTGGCAATACATTCTTCGGCACCGGTGATACACTTATTAATGCAGAAACATTAATGGGATTTAGAGCTGGTAAATATGAAAAAATATTAGAAGGTGGTAACCTTATTGTTTATAAGGAACCTTTAAAGAATCATGATTATATTATGACAGTCGATGTTGCGAAGGGAAGAGGTCAGGACTATTCAACTTTTAACTTGATCGATATTAGCGTCCGCCCGTTTCAACAGGTTGCTGTATATCGCAATAACACTATCTCTCCTTTGCTCTTCCCGAATATTATTTATAAATACGCAAAGTCTTACAATGATGCTTATGTAGTAATTGAATCAAATGACCAAGGAACAGTTGTCTGCAATGGTTTATATCATGATTTAGAATATGAAAATGTACATGTTGAATCTGCTGTAAAAGCAAATGCAATTGGTATCGAAATGAATCGTAAGGTTAAAAGACTTGGATGTTCTGCCATTAAAGATATATTAGAAAATAATAAGCTAAATATCGTAGATGAAAATACTATTATGGAAATATCAACATTTGTTGCAAAGGGTCAATCCTATGAAGCATCTGATGGTAACCACGATGATTTAATGATGAATCTAGTTATGTTTGGTTATTTTTCATCGACTCAGTATTTTGGTGATATGACCGATATTAATTTAAAAGATATGTTATTTAAACATAAAATGAAAGAGATTGAAGATGATATTGTACCATTTGGCTTTATTGACGATGCATCAGATCATATTCAAAAGATTGAACAAGAAGAGTCGCCATGGGCGATAGAATACTCTAACGAGTTATAAAATTGCAATTATTATAAATAATACTAATTGAACAACCGTATTATGAAATTCTTATAATTCGTAACCGAGAAGGAAAAAAATATGGCACTCTTTACACCGTCCGAATCACCAGCGGTTGTCGTCAAAGAGATAGATCTGACTGGCGGTGTGCCAAATGTCCAGTCAACTACAGGCGCAATCGTAGGTAATTTTAGATGGGGTCCAGTTGGTCAGCGAACAGCTATCGCCAATGAAGCAGAATTGGTAGAAAATTTCGCTTCACCAGACTCCGCTAATACAATAGATTTTCATAACGCAGCATACTACCTGCGTTATTCAAACTCCCTACAAGTAGTAAGAGAAGCAACTTCTGCATGTTATAACGCTCGTTCAACAACGGGCCAATTAGCATCTGATAGTGGTGGATCTTTACCATTAGAAAAAATTAATAATGCTGCTGATTTCGATACACAAAAAGCTGCTCTAGACTCAGACAGCCATACGTTCTTAGCAAAATACCCAGGTGAGTTAGGCAACTCATTACAGGTACAAGTATGTCCAGCAAGTTCTGTAGCATTTAATGCATGGTCATATTCATCACAATTCGATCGTAGACCAGGGACTAGTTCTTATGCTATTCAGCGTGGAGCATTTAACGATGAGGTACACGTTGCTGTAATCGATAAAAGTGGTAAATTTACTGGTACACAAGGTACGGTACTAGAAACATTTCCATTTGTTTCAGTTGCATCTGATGCAAAAAGTCTTGAAGGACAAACTAACTACATAAAAGATGTTATTAACAGCAAATCTCAATACATTTGGCTTGCTGGATTTGATTCTGATATGTCGAATTCGTCTGCAGCGGCTGGTACAGCTGTTGATAGCGGAGATAATTTTGCCACTGGACTATCTGTTGCATCAGTCTACAATTTTGGCGCCGGCGCCAATTCTGGCGTATTGACTACTACTGAATTTTTATCAGGATTCGATCTTTTCGAAGATAAGGATATAGTAGAAGTAGACTTTTTAATTGCACCGGGTATGACAGCACGTGTTGATCAGACAACTGTAGTTAACGACCTAGTTTCTTCTGCCGTAGCTAGAAAAGATTGTATTGCCGTAGCATCACCAGCAAGAAGTGATGTAGTAGGTGTTAACTCTGCAGCAACTGCAGTTACTAATGTAGATACTACTGCAGATACTTTTACAAACTCTTCATACTTAGTAGCTGATAATAACTACTTAAAGGTATATGATAAGTACAACGATCAATATATCGAAATTCCTGCAGCATCTTCTACAGCAGGCATTATGGCAGCAACAGACCTTAACCGTGCTCCTTGGTTCTCACCAGCAGGTTCACGTCGGGGTCAATACCTAGGTATTACTGGTCTATCATACACACCTACAAAGGCACAAAGAGATACTCTGTACAAAGGAGGAGTAAATCCGATTGCTAATATCCCAGGTCAGGGTGTTATCTTATTCGGTGATAAGACAGGCCTTAACAGACCTTCTGCATTTGATCGTATTAACGTACGTCGTCTCTTCTTGGTACTCGAAAGAGCAATTAGTAGAGCAGCAGAGCAAGTTATGTTCGAATTCAATGATGAATTTACAAGAGCAGAATTTGTTAACATCGTAGAGCCAGTATTAAGAGAAGTAAAAGGCAGACGTGGTATTACTGACTTCCGTGTCGTTTGTGACGAAACAAACAATACAGCAGCAGTAATTGACCGTAATGAGTTCATCGCCAACATCTTCATCAAGCCGGCACGTTCCATCAACTATGTCACTTTGAACTTTGTGGCAGTTAGAACTGGCGTCGACTTCGAAGAAGTCGTAGGCACAGTTTAATAGCGCTAAGGAGATAATAAAATGGCAATATTAGGAGTTGATGATTTTAAGTCCAAACTCAGAGGTGGTGGCGCTAGACCTAATCTATTCAAAGCTACTATTAACTTCCCGGGTTATGCAAATGGTGATCCTGAATTAACGTCTTTCCTCTGCGAAACGGCGCAACTTCCAGGATCTACAATGGGTATTATTGTAGTACCATTTCGCGGACGTCAGTTAAAAATGGCCGGTGATCGTACATTCGCAGAATGGACAGTTACTATCATTAATGACACCGACTTTGCAGTTCGGAATTCAGTTGAGCGTTGGATGAACGGTATGAATGCACATAGTGCAAATACCGGTCTAACTTCACCAATTGATTACGAAGCAGACTTAAGAGTAGAACAATTGGATAGAGATGGAAGTTCACTTAAGGAATACATTTTCCGCGGTGCATTCCCAACTGATCTAAGCCCAATCGATCTGAACTATGGATCAAACGATGAGATCGAAAGATTTCAGGTTACGTTCCAGTATCAGTATTTTGATAGCTTAAATCCGTCTACTACATCTTAGATAAATATATGAAAGAGAGCGGGTTCGCTCGCTCTCTTCTTACTCTAATTAGGAATTTATAATGGCAGATAATAGATCACTTAAGTTATTTGGCTTTGAAATTAAAAAAGCAGAATCTGAAGATCCGAAGAAAAGACCTTCGATCGTACCTGCTCGTGACGATGACGGCGCAGGTTACGTAACTGCAGCTGGTACTCATTATGGGCAATACATTAATATCGATGGCGATGATTCAAAAGATAATTACCACTTAATTATGAAATATCGTGGTGTTGCTATGCATCCTGAAGTAGATATGGCTATTGAAGATATTACTAATGAATCAATTGCTGGTGGTGAACTAGAACAATCCATTGATGTTAATATGGATAATCTTGAGCAAAGCGATAAGATTAAAAAGATTATTAAAGAAGAATTCGATAACATTTACAGTATGCTAAACTTTAATGAATTAGGTCATGATATCTTTAGAAGATGGTATGTAGATGGACGTATTTTCCATCATTTAGTTGTAAATGAATCTAATTTAAAAGCAGGTATTCAAGAGATTCGTCCTATCGATTCTGCAAAAATGCGGAAAGTTAAACAGGTTAAAAAGAAGAAAGATCCTCAAACCGGTGTTAACTTAATCGAAAAAGTAGATGAATATTATATTTACCAAGAAAAGCCGGGACAAGCAAACTCAGGTGTAAAACTTACACTTGATTCAGTTTCATATTGTACATCTGGTCTTCTTGATGAAGGTCGTAAGAAAGTTATTTCTTATCTTCATAAAGCACTTAAACCAATTAATCAATTACGTATGATGGAAGATTCTTTAGTCATCTATCGTCTCGCACGTGCGCCCGAGCGTCGTATTTTCTATATTGATGTAGGTAACTTACCAAGAGGTAAAGCTGAACAATATATGAAAGATATTATGGCACGTTATCGTAACAAATTAGTTTACGATGCTGCTACTGGCGAAATCAGAGATGATCGTAAGCATATGTCTATGCTAGAAGATTTCTGGTTACCTAGACGTGAAGGTGGACGTGGTACTGAAATTAGTACTTTACCCGGTGGTGAAAATCTAGGACAAATTGATGATATTGTTTATTTCCAAAAAAGACTATATCGTTCTTTAAATGTACCTATTTCTAGATTAGAATCTGAAAATCAATTTAGTCTTGGAAGATCCACAGAAGTTTCAAGAGATGAATTAAAATTTCAGAAGTTTATCGACAGACTTCGTACAAGATTTGCACATCTTTTTTATGATATTCTAAAAAAACAATTAATTTTAAAAGGTGTTATTACTGAAGAAGATTGGAATGGTATTAAAAATGATATTGTTCTTGATTTTGTTAGGGATAACCATTTTACAGAATTAAAGGATGCAGAACTATTAAGAGAAAAATTACAAACATTAGATCAAATTTCTAATTACGTAGGTGAATATTTCTCTAAAGAATGGGTCCAGAAAAATGTTCTTCAATTTTCTGATGAAGATATTGAAGGAATTAATAAAGAAATATCAGGCGAACAAGAAGAACAGCCTGATGAAGAAGAGCAGCAGCAAGCTGAGCCATCTCAAAAATTTGAACTAAAACCAGTTGCAACTCAAGGAGAATAAATTATGAGTGAAGAAGTACAAGCGGAAGTAGAAACCAATCCGATTGAAGATATGATTAATTATGCTATTGACCAGAATTTTAATAAAGCCAACAATTTATTTAATGATATGGTTACTATTAAAATGTCAGATCTACTTGATCAAGAAAAAATTAATGTAGCTAATCAAATGTATAACGGAGCAGAACCTGATGATGAGGATGATGAAGACCTCATGGGGGATGAGGATGACTCACAGCTCGAGCTTGACCTCGACTCAGAGAGCGGCGATGAAGAGGAAGAAGATTCCGAATGGGAAGACGCCAGTTTTGAAGAAGACGGACAAGACGAAGACGTAAATTAAAATAAGATGTCTGTGGAGGATTTATTAAAAAAGCGTAGGCAAATTAGAGAAACTTGGGATCCTGAAAAAATACCAAGTGAAGAATTAATAAACGATTTATTATCTAAAGCCTTCGACTTAGCTCCTTCTAAACAGAATTTATATCCATTTAAAATTCATGTAATAGGACCAGAAAATTATAAAGAAAAAGTTTTATTAGGTAGTATTTGCGCATTATGGAAAAAAGCATCTGTTAATAATTGGGAAAATGATGCAGCTATAGGATTAAATAATACTCATAAAGAAGCACCATGGAATCTAATATTTGAATTAAGACAAGCTAAACATAATAATTTTACATCGTTTCATTCAAGACATTATGAAAAAGAATTTAAAAATGCCGGTAGAACTAGATTTATGCAAATAGATTCTAGGTTTAGATTGACCGCCAATATCAATTTAGCTTGTGTTGAAGTAGGATTATATACTCAGGTATTGGCAAGTTTATGTTTAGAAAAGGGATTAGATATATCTTATATAAAATCATTTCCGGAATGGGTGTGGCAAAAAAAACAAGCTGTGTGGGATAAGGGTCCCCCTGGTGAAGTTGGAAATGATTGGTCTGTGTTTCCGTGGATAACAGAAATGCCTATCTTAGTTGTACAAATTGGATATAGTGTTAAAGATATGAAAGATATTCAGTCTACAGAATTTAAATTAGGTACTGTTAGAGAAGAAAATAAACCTGATTTAAAAGATTTAATTGAATACCGCTAAATAATTTATATTTTATTTAAAAAACAATATTATCATAAATAATAAGTAGAAAAAGAAATGAAAAGATTTTCTCAGATTCGGGAACTAACCGGCCGGATGCCAAAGGGTAAACATGTCTTTGATAAAAAGATTAAGGGTGTGTCTGTCATGGTACATAAAGATCAAGGTCGCTATGTTACGTATGTGGATGGGGATAGGCTTGATGCTTATTCGTCTCAGAAAGAAGCTGAGAAAGCAGGATTAGAATTCGTAAAGGTTTATAAAAAATGAAACTGATATCAGAATATACCGAAGATAATTTAGAGGTGCTTACTGAAGCTCGTAAAGATGGAAGTAAATCCTACTCTATCGAAGGTGTATTCATGTCAGCTGAACAAAAAAATAGAAACGGTAGGATTTATCCTAAAAACGTCATGGAAGGTGCTGTTAACAAGTATAATGTTGAACAAGTACAAAAGGGACGTGCAGTTGGTGAATTAAATCACCCTGAAGGACCAACCGTTAATCTAGATAAAGTTTCACACAAGATCGAATCCCTTGATTGGCAAGGTAACGATGTTGTTGGAAAGGCAACCATTTTGGAAACTCCGATGGGTCAGATTGTTAAAGGTCTACTCGATGGTGGTGTCAAACTGGGTGTTTCGACTCGTGGTATGGGAAGTTTGCAGCGAAGTAATGACGCAATGGTCGTCAAAGGCGATTTTCTACTGAATGCAGTAGATATTGTTCAGGATCCCTCCGCACCTAGCGCTTTTGTTAATGGAGTTATGGAAGGTGTTGAGTGGGTATGGAACAACGGCATTATTGAGCCACAAGCTATTGAAAAAATGGAGACTGAAATTAAAAAGGCTCCACGTGCTGATCTCTATGAGGCTCAGGTTCGTGAGTTTAAGAATTTCCTCTCGTTGCTCAAAAATAAATCGTAAAAGGAGTCAATTATGACTGATGAAAATCAAATCGAAGATCAAGAGATTGACCTCCATGATGACAACGAAGTCGTGGAAGAAGCTCATGATCCGAAGAATGCTGAAGCACAGTCTGTAGCATCTGTTGATAAAGCAGGTGACGCAACTGGTACTGCAGCAAAGCGTAAAGGCGATTCGGGTAAACAAGATCCAATGCCAAAAATGCCAGGTACAAAAGCTGGTATGATTAATGCTATGTACATGAAAGCATCCAAGATGAAAAAAGAAGATCTTGCTGCTATGTACGGTAAAATCATGGCTGAAGATTTCGATACCGAAGATGGTGTAGTAGTTGAAAATGATATTTCAATTAACTACCAGACAGATTTCTCTGATGACTTAAATGCAATTATGGCTAACGAAGCTACATTGTCTGAAGAGTTCAAAGAGAAAACTGCTATCATTTTTGAAGCAGCTATTAAATCAAAGCTTGCTGAAGAAATCGATCGTCTTGAAGAAAAATACAACGAAGAGCTCGAGGCAGAAATTACTTCTACCAAAGAGGATCTTGTAGAGAAAGTTGACAGCTATTTAAACTACGTAGTTGAAAACTGGATGGAAGAAAATAAAGTAGCCATCCAAACTGGTCTAAGAACTGAGATCGCCGAAGACTTTATGAATAAGATGAAAGATCTGTTCACTGAGTCATACATCGACGTTCCAGAATCAAAGATCGACCTGGTTGACGAACTCGCCGAAACAGTTGAAGAGCTAGAAGAAAAACTAAATGCTCAAACTGGTAAGGCAATCGAAATGGCTGAAGAGCTTGAGTCATACAAGCGCGATGCAATCATTCGTGAAGCATCACGTGATTTGGTAGAAACCCAAGTCGAAAAACTTAAATCTTTAGTCGATGATATTGATTTCGATGACGAAGAGACTTTTGCTAAAAAAGTAGCTACCGTTAAAGAATCATATTTCAACAAAGTAACTTCAACAGAGTCTGCAGACTTTGATACAGATGAAGGCGATGACGATGCAATCGTAGAAGCTTCTGGCTCAATGGCTCAGTATCTTACAGCACTTAAAAGAACCCAATAGGAGTTTAGAGAAATGCATAACGTAATTTCTTACGATAAGCTTGTAGAAAAATGGGGTCCAGTACTTAACGAAGAGTCTGCTGGTACCATTCAAGACAAGCACAGAAGAGCAGTTACAGCTGCTGTTTTAGAAAACCAAGAGAACGCACTTCGTGAAGAAGGTATGATGTTCGAGAACGCAGCAGCACCTGCTAACAGCACTGCTGGTACAGCTAACTGGAATCCAGTACTGATCGCACTCGTACGTCGTGCAATGCCAAACCTTATGGCATACGATCTTTGCGGCGTTCAGCCAATGACCGGTCCAACTGGACTGATCTTTGCTATGAAGTCACGCTACGGCGGGGGTTCAACATCTAACCGTGAAGCTCTGTTTAACGAAGCAGAGACAAAGTTCTCAGGCGATTCAGCTGGAACTCACGATTCAGATAACGCTTCAGGCCTTAACGGTGTTACAGATGCCGATGCTGATAGCACAATCGACGATCAGCGTCTTACAGCTCTTGCAGCTGGTGGTATGCCAACAGCCGATGCTGAAGCACTTGGCGCAACTGGTGGATCAGCTTTCCGCGAGATGGGTTTCACCATTGAGAAGTCAACAGTCACTGCTAAGTCACGTGCACTGAAAGCTGAGTACTCACTGGAACTGGCACAAGACTTGAAAGCAATTCATGGTCTTGATGCTGAAACTGAGTTGGCTAACATCCTGTCAACTGAGATCTTGGCTGAAATCAACCGTGAAGTTATTCGTACGATTAACTCACAAGCTAAGACCGGTGCTGGTACAACCAACACAGCAATCAATGGTATCTTCAACGTACAAACAGACGCTGATGGCCGTTGGTCAGTAGAGAAGTTCAAAGGTCTTATCCT